TTAAGGAGTAACACATGACCACTATTACCAAAGAACGTATTGAATTGTTCATTAAATTTTCAGGAGGCGGTACTGTGAGTGAAATTAGCTATCAGGCTTCAATTACCGCTGGCATTCGCATCAAAGGAGAGGAGCATGGAAATAAAACCAGAGGATGAGTTAAGCAATATCGTTTTATTTCCGGTAAAAGAGGATGACCCTCGTAATCAGGTTAATTTTCTTTATGAGCCATCGGAAAGACCATATTGTCATCACGCCTCTGTCCGGGTTGACGAAAAAGAGCGTCAGGTCCGCTGTAAAATCTGCGGTGCAGTTGTGGAACCATTTGACTGGATGCTCTCTGTGGCGAAAAGAGAAACCAGACTGGCAGATGATGTAAGGCTCTTGCGTCAGGAGGAGCGGGAAAGGCGAAAAAATATAGAAAAGCTAATTCAGATTGAGCGTAACGCGAAAGCGCGGATACGCAGGGCGACAAAATCCAGAACTGAATAATTAAATTTAGCTCTGTTAAAAATTTAATCCTTAACCGGAGGGATTTCTGCACCCTCAGAACATCAGGAGGCCGCCCGAAAGGGCGGTAGTTAAATGCGAAAGTTTAAAATAATTATTGAAACGGGAATAGCCGGTGGAGATTTCGAGGATGAATTCGAAGTGGATGATGATGCGACGCCTGATGAAATACATGACGAAGCAAAAGATATTTTCTTTAACTACTGCAATTACTCATATCACGAAATAAAAGACGAAGAGGAAGAACAAAATGGCTGATTTTGGTTCAACTAAATACAACGTCGGTTTTGAAGAATGGCATGAACTGTTAATGGACTATGCAGAGTTACGTGGTGGCAGTGCTGCTGATGCTGAAGCATGGCGTGATGATTATGAAGCAGGAAAAACTCCGGTCGAAGCATATTGTGATGAGTGGGGCGATGAATGAGCGAGGTTAATTATCAGGAAGGGCATGAAACGGCGGGGCAAGCAAAAACAGTGGCATGGCGATATCGCTACGTGAAAAAAAGGCGTTACGGACTTTCAGGGGAAGTAGTGGTCTGGTGACTGGAAATATGTACCGAAAAAAGAGGATTGTAACGACAGGCCGAACTATGAAATTCAGGCCTTATTCACTGCCCCGCCAGTCCCGGTTACATCAGAAGAACTGGTTAAAGCTGTGCACTTTTATGAACAACTAAAATGCGAAAATCCACCAGCATCCGGAAACCTGATTACAGATTCCCAGATAAGGCAATGAGCTACCTGGCGCAGAACGGGCTGATAAGTATGGGGAATGTTTTACGATGAATATTTAGACTAAAGAGTTTGTAACGCTATGTAAGTGATTTTTTCTGGTTTAGATATTTATATGTCCGGCTAAATTGAGGTGTGTTTAAATGTTATTGCACATTGATTGTAGGGGGAATAATGAAAAACGCATTGCAGTTTTTGTTTGTTGCGTTCTGGTTGTTCGCATCATGTATGCCCATCATCTTCACAGCAAGGTATATGGAAAAAGTTGATGTTTTGATATTAATGTTTGGACATATAAATGCCCTTTTTTTAGGGGTGTTCATGGCGGTCATGTGCATTGAATACTGGCGGTAAATACAGCGAACGCCATTGGTTTAGTTGGATATTTACTGTGCCGGACAAAAACGGTTTGCGGGGAAATCTTAGTTAAGTAGAATGACTGCGGGTGCTTGAGGCTATCTGTCTCAGGCATGAACACCAAAAGGCAGATAGAGAAAAGCCCCAGTTAACATTACGCGTCCTGCAAGACGCTTAACATTAATCTGAGGCCATATCTATGCGACACATAGAGATTAGCCTCTTACGGACCGAAAGGTCAAGGAGAAGCAGGCTATGAAGCAGCAAAAGGCGATGTTAATCGCCCTGATCGTCATCTGTTTAACCGTCATAGTGACGGCACTGGTAACGAGGAAAGACCTCTGCGAGGTACGAATCCGAACCGGCCAGACGGAGGTCGCTGTCTTCACAGCTTACGAACCTGAGGAGTAAGAGACCAGGCGGGGGAGAAATCCCTCGCCACCTCTGATGTGTCAGGCATCCTCAACGCACCCGCACTTAACCCGCTTCGGCGGGTTTTTGTTTTTATTTTCAACGCGTTTGAAGTTCTGGACGGTGCCGGAATAGAATCAAAAATACTTAAGTAGCGCGCAGGGATAAGAGGGATGGTCCCTTAAAGGGGAGAGCTAATTATCCGGAAGGATTCTGATGATGAACATCGAAGAACTGCGTAAAATTTTTTGTGAAGATGGCCTCTATGCTGTGTGCGTTGAAAATGGAAATATTGTTAGTCATTACCGCATTGTGTGTTTGCAAAAAAATGGGGCTGCGTTAATTAATTTTGTGGATGCCCGAGTGACGGACGGATTTATCTTGCGCGACGGTGAGTTTGTCACTTCATTACAGGCATTGAAAGAGATCGGAATAAAAGCTGGCTTTTCTGCTTTTTCAGAAGAATAAACTCATCTACAATCTTGCGCGGGGCTGAACTCCCGCTGAGTAACACCGTGCCACCGGAGAAAACCGATGGCACGCAACGCAAAATATTACAATCATGATAATTCGACCGTTCTTGCCCACACGCACGAGCGGTATTCTCATGCATTTAAGTCAGACTGGTACCAGCACCCCCCATGCACTGAAGAACAGGCCGAATGGCTCATTCAGTGTTACCGCAGGCGCGGATGCGAGGTTAAAAAAGCCCTTAGCCTCGACTACCGTCACTGGATAATCTCCGTCAGGCTCCCTTACTCCGAACGGCCACCGCGTCCGTCCCGCACATTCCAGCAACGTATCTGGAGGTAACGTGCGGGTATTACTTCGACCTGTTCTGGTACCGGAACTCGGGCTGGTGATCGTTAAGCCGGGCTGTGAATCCATGCCGGTATTCCACAATACCCGGGTACTGGTGGAGCCGGAACCGAAAAGCATGCGTAATCTGTCGTCCGGGGTCGTTCCTGCCGTTCGCCAGCCGCTGGCGGAGGATAAATCATTACTGCCATTTTTCAGCGACGAACGAGTGATTCGTGCTGCTGGTGGCGCTGGCGCATTGTCTGACTGGTTACTGCGCCATGTTAAATCCTGCCAGTGGCCACACGGCGATTATCACCACAGTGAAACCGTCATTCACCGTTATGGTACCGGCGCAATGGTGTTGTGCTGGCACTGCGACAACCAGCTGCGCGACCAGACCTCCGAATCACTCGGGCAACTTGCTCACCAAAACCTGTCTGCATGGATGATTGACGTCATACTCCATGCAATGAATGGCTCGCAGGAACGGGAATTATCGCTGGCTGAATTATCCTGGTGGGCGGTCCGCAATCAGGTGGCGGACGCGCTACCGGAAGCGGTATTACGTCGTTCGCTGGGGTTGCGTGCGGAAAAAATCCGCTCAATGTACCGTGAAAGCGACATCGTACCGGGAGAGCAGACCGCCACCAGCATACTGAAGCAGCGCACAAAAAATCTTGCGCCGCTGCCTCACGCCCACCAGCAAAACCCGCCACAGGAAGAGACGGTGGTCAGCATTGCCGTTGATCCTGAGTCTCCGGAATCTTTCATGAAACGACCTAAACGTCGCCGCTGGGTTAACGAGAAATACACACGCTGGGTGAAGACACAGCCGTGTGCGTGTTGTGGTAAGCCAGCCGACGATCCCCATCACCTGATTGGTCATGGTCAGGGCGGAATGGGGACAAAATCTCACGATATTTTCACGCTACCGCTGTGTCGGGAGCATCACAACGAGCTTCATGCGGATCCTCTGGCGTTCGAAGAAAAGCATGGTTCTCAGGTTGATTTAATTTTTCGTTTTCTTGATCACGCCTTTGCAACTGGCGTGCTTGGGTAAAAGAGGTGACTGATGCTCATAGATTTGGTTTTACCTTACCCGCCGACGGTGAACACTTACTGGCGACGCCGTGGCAGCACATATTTTATCTCGGAGGAGGGAAAGCGTTATCGCCGGGCTGTGGCGCTTATTGTTCGCCAGCAGCGGCTGAAATTAAGCCTGTCCGGAAGGCTGGCGATAAAGGTGATTGCAGAGCCACCGGATAAGCGTCGTCGCGACCTGGACAATATCCTGAAAGCACCGCTGGATGCGCTGACGCATGCGGGAGTGTTAATGGACGATGAGCAGTTTGATGAAATCAATATCGTTCGTGGTCAGCCAGTATCTGGTGGACGTCTGGGGGTGAAGATTTACCCCATAATGCTTGAAGGGCAGGTCAAAAAATGAAACTGGAAGATTTACCGAAATACTACTCCCCAAAATCCCCTGGCCTGACCGATGCATCGGCCTCAACGTCAAAAGATGCGCTGAGTATCACTGATGTGATGGCCGCGCAGGGCATGACACAGAATCGGGCTGAGATGGGGTTTTCTGCGTTCCTGGGGAAAATGGGCATCAGTATGAATGACAGGGCGCGGGCAACAGAATTACTGGCAGATTATGCACTCAGTCGGTGCGATCGTGTGGCGGCGTTGAGAAAACTTCCGGCAGAAATAAAACCGGTAGTGATGCGCATTATGGCTTCGTATGCGTTTGAAGATTATGCCCGTAGCGCGGCGAGCAAAAAACAGTGCCCCTGCTGTCACGGAAAAAAATTTATTGAAAGCGAGGTTTTTACAAACAAGATCCAGTATCCGGATGGTAAGCCACCAGTGTGGGCAAAGTGCACAAAAGGCGTGTATCCGTCTTACTGGGAAGAATGGAAAAAAGTCAGGGAGGTGGTAAAAGTTGCCTGTCCGGAGTGTGGCGGAAAGGGTGAGGTTTCCACCGCCTGTAAGGATTGCCGTGGGCGTGGTGTCGCCATTCATCGTGAAGAGTCGGTAAAACGTGGTATGCCTGTTATCAGAGATTGCCAGCGTTGTGGTGGTCGTGGCTGTGAAAGGCTGCCATCAACGGAGGCATTTAATGCCATATGCAAAGTGACGAGTGCTATCACGCTTGATACGTGGAAAAAATCAGTGAAACGCTTTTACGATACGTTGGTGGTTCGGTTTGACATTGAAGAGGCATGGGCGGAGCGGCAGTTAAAGAGGGTAACGCGATAGTGTTGTTGATTTTTCCCGAATCTGTGGTAAATTTGCTCTAACGATGGGCGTTTTATGCCTGACGTTAGAAGATTTTTTACACCCCGCCGCCTGGCGGGTTTTTTATGACTGAAATCGCGTCAGTACAGTAAACGCGCTGGTGGCGGTGAATACCTGTCTTTCAGCTTGCTGGCTTTTTCGACAAGAGTTATTGGTGTGTCACGTTAACCGGAAAAGGGAAAAAGACATGCTAAAACAGCAGGATATGACAGAAACCGCCAGAGTAGTGTTTAATGAATTAAGCGTTACCGAACCGGCGACAGTCGGGGAGATTGCACAGAATACTTACCTTTCACGCGAACGCTGCCAGTTAATACTGACCCAGCTGGTTATGGCGGGTCTGGCAGACTATCAGTTCGGTTGTTACAGACGCCTTCCGCAGTGAAGGCTTTTTTATTTGTGGTAAATGGGCGGCTGGTGGGTGTTAGGGGCACCCACCAGCCATCTGCTCATGCGTTGGGTTCACAAGCAAACCTCAGGCCCACTGCTTTGCGCAAAAGCAGAATGAGCCTATCAGAGACAGGCTTAATGATCCATGCTTAATACTGTAAAAATATCCAGTTGTGAGTTAATCAACGCCGACTGCCTGGAATTTATCCGGTCGTTACCCGAAAATTCTGTTGACCTGATAGTCACGGACCCGCCGTACTTTAAAGTGAAGCCTGAGGGCTGGGATAACCAGTGGAAGGGCGACGATGATTACCTGAAGTGGCTGGACCAGTGTCTGGCGCAGTTCTGGCGGGTGCTGAAACCTGCCGGAAGTCTTTACCTGTTCTGTGGTCATCGCCTGGCATCTGATATCGAAATCATGATGCGTGAACGCTTCAGTGTGCTGAACCATATTATCTGGGCGAAGCCGTCCGGACGCTGGAACGGATGCAACAAGGAAAGCCTGCGGGCGTATTTCCCGGCAACAGAACGCATTCTGTTTGCAGAACATTATCAGGGGCCATACCAGCCCAAAAATGACGGCTATGCGGCAAAGGGGCGCGAGCTAAAACAGCACGTCATGGCCCCGCTGATTTCTTACTTTCGTGATGCGCGTAAATCACTGGGAATAACGTCAAAACAGATAGCGGAAGCCACCGGAAAGAAAAACATGGTTTCGCACTGGTTTGGTATCAGTCAGTGGCAGTTGCCGAACGAAGGCGATTATCTGAAATTACAGGCGTTGTTTGCGCGTGTTGCAGCAGAAAAACATCAACGCTGTGAACTGGAAAAGCCACACCACCAGCTGGTCAGCACATACAGTGAACTGAACCGGCAGTATACGGAACTGCAGAGTGAATATAAGCATCTGCGGCGGTATTTCGGTGTGACGGTGCAGGTGCCGTACACCGATGTGTGGACGCATAAACCGATGCATTACTATCCCGGGAAACATCCGTGCGAAAAACCGGCAGAAATGTTGCAGCAGATAATCAGCGCAAGCAGTCGTCCGGGAGACCTGGTTGCAGATTTCTTCATGGGGTCGGGTTCGACAGTCAAAGCAGCGATGGCGCTGGGACGTCGTGCAACTGGTGTTGAACTGGAGACTGAACGTTTTGAGCAGACGGTTCGGGAAGTACAGGATTTAGTCAGCCAGAACGGATGATATTGAAGAATTAATTATGCACCGTTATTATTCTGCTCCCGGCCCTTTAGCTCAGTGGTGAGAGCGAGCGACTCATAATCGCCAGGTCGCTGGTTCAAATCCAGCAAGGGCCACCAACCGCCATTAGCTCATCGGGATAGAACGCCAGCCTTCGAAGCTGGTTTCGCGGGGTTCGAGTCTCCGATGGCGGTCCATTATCGGTATTCTGCGTTGTTAGCTCAGCCGGACAGAGCAATTGCCTTCTAAGCAATCGGTCACTGGTTCGAACCCAGTACAACGCACCACACTTATTTTCCCTCGCTCGCTTTTGCGGACCTTTTTTGTATCCGCACCACGCCCGGCGCATACCAACCACAGAGCCTTTCGGGGGGAGCTTATGGAGTGGTCAGTGTGACTTTCTCTGTGGGCAGATCGCTCCCGGGCGTTGGCTCACCCACCCAAAGGAACGTCACGATGTTTGGTATTTTTGGTAAAAAAAGCCCGCAGAGCGGCAACGGAAATTAAAAAGTTTGAAAAACGCGATCTGGCACAGGCGGTGATTAACGCCGCATACCTGGTGGCCTGTGCAGATGGTGAATGTGAGGCTTCCGAGAAAGCGAAGATCGAACAGGTACTGCGTAATCAGCCAGCGCTGTCCGCGTTTACGTCAGAAATTAATGCGATGAGCGCAACCATTATCGGTCAGCTGGATACGAACTTTAAAATTGGTCGTCGTGCGGCGTTACGTGAGATCGAGGATGTGAAACACGATACGCGTGAAGCGGAAGATGTGCTGGATGTGGCGGTGGCCATTGCGGAGGCAGAAGGCGAAATTGAGCCGGAAGAGCGCAAGGTGCTGGAAGAGATTGCCGGTGTTCTGGGTCTTCGTCTGGAGAATCACCTGTGACGGTAAAACTGCGCCTGACTGTGGCTGCACTCCTGCTGTTTCTGGTGGTGATGGTGGATTTCACCAGCAGAATCATGTCGGTGCTGGCGGATGGGGTGCTGGTCTGCGGCATTGTGGTATTGCTGTGGTCGGTGATAAAAAGAAACAGCATAAATAATGCTTGATTTTTTTATTTGCTGTTTATTAAAAACACTACTGCATGGTGAATCCCCCTGTGCGGAGGGGCGACTGGTGTAGGTAGCATTTATTATGTTATAGGCAAGCCGACGCGGGTTCAGTGACACCGGCTGAATTCACCGGGAGGCACCCGGCACCATGCGCTGCAACAAAAGTGTTATTTCTGTTTTTCTCAAACTATCATCGTTATCCCTTTATTTCCGGCTGCGCATGGCGCGGCCTTTTTTTTACGCCCTGTTACTGGCAGATGTTCATCCTGCGATTTGATTCCGGCTTTTTAACTCTGTTCCTGTACTCGGGAGAAATTCTATGTCGATTAATCGTTATGATATTGGTTACAAGAAGTACCACGTATTGTGTTGAGATAGAAAGCCTGGTGCCAGAGGTAAATGCAGCAGCATCATAAAAAAAGAGCCAGCGCAGAAGAGAACGGGTAAAAGAGTCTGCGCTGGCGTGGG